CGGTAAGCAGACGCAAATAATCGTTATAAAACTCAAAAGTGAACACCCGAAAAAATCCTAGGGGTAGTATGGCGATAAATCAAACTTTTCGCTCTTTTCACGAGTTATTTGATAAACCTCAAATCGCTCTCGATCAATCTCAGTTTTATCCAGATCGGGTATCTCATTCGCCATTACTATCACGTGAGAAGTATTTCTCACACACATACTATTATTATCACAACCAAAATTAGTAGAGAATAAACCGTCTTTGACGCTCTCTATAATACTAAACATTTCATTCGTCTGATACGCCGATTGATCGGCGGTAAGGTTAAAAACGAATGAGAAACACAATTCAGCACTCTGAACCTGAGCGAGCGCGTGTCGTCTCGTTGGTGGTAAAATACACGCTTTATAAGGTCCTTTTGGATTACAACAGACTTTTAAAATCTCAGTCTTTCCAATGTTCTTCTCACCATAAAACCAGTATATCTTTCGCTTTTCCGGTGGTGTCATCAGTATGTCACATACCTGTCGCTGATACGGAAAATATCGATCTTCGGAAAGTAGATCTAACGGTGGCGGAAGTCCCATAGAAAAAATCACATCACCATCTTTTTCACAATAGGTAATGTTAGAAGCACGATTACCTTTACATTTTTCCCAATGTATTCGCTCGGTTAACCCGTGGGAAACAGGTCTACACTTTACCAAAAACTCACAGTAACCTTGAAGGTGTGGCGTTCCTTCTTCGCCCACTTCAGATCCAATTAAACAAATGGAACATACTTTAGATAATACTGGAACTATGGAACTACGGTCAGTTTCCGTCCAGTTGTTCAGAGTAAAACACCAGCGTTTGCTCGGTGAAATTTGTTTTTTTGAGACCAAAGAGGAGGTTTTAGTATTACCCTCCTCTTTGGAACTATTGGAACTATTGGAACTCATATATGAGGTCTTTAGTAAATAAATATACCCATTTAAAAAATCCAACAATTAAACAGTAACCGCCCCTGCGAGGATAACATTATTTTTTTTAAAACCCGTCCTTTGGTAACATATAAATTATGCGCGTCCCTTTAGGGCGGCGCTTTAGCGCCGAGTCGCATAATTTCTATGTTAAGTGGTATTTCAAAAAAAGTGATCATTTAAATGATCGCACGTAATGTTTGGGCACTAAGAACCATACGTCAAATTAGCGGGAACCGTAAAACGTAATATGACTTAATTTGGGGTTTAGTGCCAAATGCACCCTAGTGCATTTGAGCAGATCCCTTGAAAATACAACGTAATTCATAGGCATTTTTATACCTCCCGCATACATGCCGAAAATGCCTAGAAAGAAAATGCCTCCGAAACGTCGTCCTCGCAAGAGACGTAAGCAACCAGCAAGAGTAAAAGCATACAAAAATTCCTACGCCATAGCAAAAATTACAGCACCATTGATGCCGAAAACCAGACTGTGTATGATGAACTATGTTCAGAGATTCAGATTAGATCCTCAAGCAATAAATGCCGGTTCCGGCGATACACATAACTCTCTTATGGCGATGAGAACATTCACATTAAATAATTTAAACGATCTAGATGAAATGACCTCAGGTCTTGGAGTCCCGGGAGTGATGAATGACGAGTTTGCGAATCATCAACCCCGCGGTTATGATCAATGGGGAACACATTATAATAACATGACGTGCGTATCGACAAAAACCACTATTGAAGCACGCAATAGATATATTACAACACAGAACACCACCGGTGCAGGGACTACAGAAGATCCTACTGTGCATCATGGACTTATGGTAATTCCACCTGAACCAGTCGCAGTCGGTTTCTTAACATCACATTTTAACAAAATAAATCACGCCACAGCGGCAGGAACAAAATTTAACGATGTATTAGAACAAAAACAAGTAGTATATAGAGAGTTAAATGACGATCGTCAGAAAGTAAAATTAACTCATTCATGGTCACTTAAAAAAGAACCTACACGTAATAAGAATCTCAATATGGAGACGACAACCAGCGATTATGCTTGGGGGAGTATGTTTAACCAAGATATTAATACAGCAAATAAAAGATATTTACATATATTCGCTTCACCATTAGGAATATTAAACGATTTAGATCCGACACCTGTTGACTTAGTTGTCCAAATTTCTGCGGTAGTATTGCTATCAAACAGAAATGACATGGCGAGATCCTAAAATCATAAAAACTAGAAAAAAACGTTATTTTTCATTTCCGTCTCCATACGGTAAGCAGACGCAAATAATCGTTATAAAACTCAAAAGTGAACACCCGAAAAAATCCTAGGGGTAGTATGGCGATAAATCAAACTTTTCGCTCTTTTC